GAAGATGGGCGCGCCCGCATTCAGCCGGTCCAGGCGTGCGCCCCCCATGTCGAGCGTGAGCATATACGGCTCGCCCGTATCGGGATCTTTCCTCGGAACCTGCGCGCCGGTATACCAGACGACGTCAATCGTGCCGTCCTTCTCGTTTGCCGTGCTGGCAACGGGCTTGGCATCCGAGGCGGCGAAAAACTCTAACGCCTGATTTGCAATCATGTGAGCCTCTTTTCTAGGAGCGATAAATTCTGACCGGAGAATCCCAGGACCGCGAAGCAGGGGACCCCGAGAACAACTCCGCGATAGATTCGGCATCGGCATTCGAAACAGCGGGGCCTTTCGAGCCGGCAACGGTGGGCTTTGAACTCGGTGTGCGCTCGTCGGATGCGGCGGGCTGCTCCTGGCCGCGATCCGTCACATTCCGCGGGTCGCAGTCCAGAATGATTTCCAGCTTGTCGAGCACCTTGTTGATGGCGGCGATCTTCTGGAGTCGTTCTTCCGGGTCGTAGCCGTTGCGGGAGATGGCCTCGAACAGATCGAGCGTGCCGGTGCGAATCATCTTGAGTTCCGCCATCGCGTCTTTCACCGGATCGACGCTCTCGAACTTCGGGGCAGTCCACTGCACCGCGTGGATGGCGACCTTCGGATTGTTCAGGGCCTTCTGTGGAATCTTGCCCTGGAGGATCAGCGTGTCCACGAACCGCCGCCACACCGGCATACAGAACAGCGGGATCAAGGTCAGCCAGCGATAAGCCTCCACGGTGTTGCGAAATCCCAACATCCCGCCGCGCCAGGACGAATAATTCACCTGGCTCATGTCGCCCGTGCCGAGTTCGTACGGCAGGCCAATCCCGGCCATGATCCCCTGCAACTCGGTCATTTTGTATTCGCGGTAACCGCCCGCTGCCGGAGGGTTGTTGAACTTGATCTCCTGGCCGGGCTTCAGGTACTCGACCATACCCGGCTGGAAGGTTTCCACCGGAGCTTTAGTGACCGGGTCGGTGCCGGAGATGCCAAGCGGGTCGCCATCGACGCCTTCCGGTTGCTGCACGAACGCCGTGACGCACGCCTCCACTTTCTTGCGGACCCGCTCCGCGTCGCAGTAATCGTCGAGGTCCCGGAGCGCCATCATCACTGGCGAGAGCCACGGCACGCCGCGCACCTGACCGGGCCGGAGCACGCGATAGACGTGCATGATCTGATCGGCCGGCACTGGCTGGCTGATGATTCCGCCGCGCGGGTTGAGGATCAGCACGCCACCCGGGTGATACGTGAACAGCCAATACGCTACGCGGCGTCCGAGGTCGTCGAATTGCACGCCCTCCATCACGTGGCCGTTGACCAACCCCATCGTTCGGGCCTGATCCAGGAAATCAGCCTCCAACATTTGAAGTTGCAGAGGAACGCGCAACCCATCGACACCAAGCCGCGGGCGAAACCGCACGAGCGATTCACCGCTCTCCGCCATCGTGCGGACGGCCAACGTTTGCATGCCATAGAAGTCCAGTCGCTGCGGGGTGTCGCAGGCGTCCGCAAAGAAGGGCCACTCGGCATCGATGATCTTGTCAATCGCGATATTCCCGGTCTTGGCCTTGGGCACGATTCCCGTCCCGACCACATTGCCGGCCAACTCTTCAATCGCGCGTGCCGCATACGGGTTGTTGCGGATCAGGTCGCGACTCCGGTTGCGGAGCCAAATGAGCGACCCCATCAACTCGACGTTGGCATCCGTCGAGGCGGCGTACCAGCCATGTGCGCGCCGGCCTGCGGTCGCGGCTTCGTAGCGGAATCGCTGGGCGTGGCGCTCCAGGTAGTCCTGGGTCAGTTCCAGCGCTACGCGATTTCGCACGCGTTGCAGGGCGAGCCGTGGCGCCACCGCACCGATGGCTCTGTCGAGAAAGTTCATTCAGACCCACCGGAGCCGAAGTACTCTGCGCCCGGCCTTTCGGGGAGCCCCTGGCGAAGTTCCTGGATGATCAGCTTTACCGCCGTTTCGCTGATGACCACGTACCGTGCACCCTCGGGATCATCCACGGCCGCACCTTGCCGCGGCGAGCGTTCCAGCGAGTCGATGAGTTCAGGCAACCGCGTCATTCTCACCACCGGTCGTACAACGTGGGACCCGTGGGACCGTCTCCACGCTCGTGCTGGGCCAATCGGAGCCGGCTTCCGGTCTTCCCGCTGGTCTGCCGGATGTCCTCTTCGATCTCTGCCTTTGCCTTGCGAAGATCGTCCACGGAGCGGTACGTCACCTCGCGCCCATCCGGGAACCGCACCTTCAACGTGGGATTCCCGAGCGCCTGGTTGACCGCGTCTAAGTTCGCTTGCAACTGTTGAATCGTCAGCGCCATGTCAACTCCTTCCGAACCAGTTACGCCGTGGGACCCATTCGTCCGCGCGCTCAAAGGGCGCAGGCGTTCGTCCCTCGGCGGACCGTTCGGACTGCTCGGCCTGAGCCACGACTACCGCCGGGGGGATCGACTGCATCTCTTTGCGCCGCGACCGCCCCATCTGTGCGAAGCGATCACAATAAACCGTCAGCTTCAAACCGCTGGCATAGAGCGCATGCAGTGCCGCGTAAGCGTACACGCGGCAATCGAGTGCCTCGTTCCGCGCCGTCGGCGGCTTCCGCCACTCCTGCTTGGGATAGCCGTGGTGGTATCGCGTGTACTTCTTCTCGGCGGTGAGTTGATCGAAGTACTCCTGGTCGCGACCGATGGGGAAGTGGCAATACCCCGGCCCCGGCTCTGGATCTTCAGCCGGTCATAAAGCGCTGTCTTCGCTGCGTCCACCCCAACCATGAAGAACGGTGTCTGGTTCTTCCGGCTGGGCTTGCGCGGCCAGATGGGAGACTCGCCCGCGCGTCCCTTCACGGCGTACACGCGCCGGTTGTAACGGTCGCGCGTGAATCTCAACACAGTGGCATCCTTGAACCCGCAATCGATGCACGCCGCAACGATTCGCAGCGGCTGGCCGGAGTCGTGCAGGTACTCGGAAAGAAGCAGTCCTTCCAGGTGATCCCACACCTCCTTGCGCGTGACGTCACCGGGGATTACATGATGCGCGATTGACCAGGACTCTTCGTCGCGGCCCCAGCCAACGATCTCCACCTCCAGCCGGTCGGCCTGCACGTCCACTCCCGCGGTGACCAGCGCGACACCGTCCGGCACTTCCGCTTCAAACGGCTCGCAGCGATTCCACAACGCGTGCGCGTCGGTGGGCACTTCGTGATGCTCTTCCCACAGCTCCGCGAGCACCGTGTTCATAAACGCTCTGAGCGTCTCCGGCGACTTCTTTGCCGCGATGAACTCGGTGGCTATCGAACCCCACGCGCGTTTCAGTGAGACCAATTGCGAGATGCGGAAGCCCGGAATCGGCGAGGATGGATTCTGCGCCCTGTACTCGCCACGATCCACCATCCAGGCTTTCTGGTGGTGCGGAATCAACTCGCGGCACCCCGCGCAACGGTACATGGCATCCTCGGGCTGTTCCTCGGGCCACACCAGACCGGGTCCCGTTCGATCCCCGAGCACAAGCACCTGATAGTTCCCGCACTTGGGGCACGGCACGAAGTAATCGCGCTGGTCGCTTTCGAGCCACGCTTGTTCGATTCGGCTCATGCCCTTGATCGTTGGCGTAGACGCCATGACGATCTTCTTGTTGTGCTGGAACTCCGCGGTGCGTTGGACCGCCAGCGACACGGGGTCGCCCTCCGTGCCGGCGCTCGCCGGATAACGGTCTACCTCATCGAGCAGCGCATAGCGGATGGGCCGCATGGCCAACCCGGAGGGAGAGATGGCCCCGGTCAAGGTGATGTGCCCCGCGCCGTTGACGAACACTTTGTGCAGCGTCGTGTTGTTGGAGTCGCGTGACTTTACCGGCGCGATCTTCCCGCGCAAGCTTGGTGTGTTCTTGAACATGGGCGCCACGCGGTCCTTCGAGAGCGCCTTGGCGTCCTCGGTGCGCGGTTCCACCACCAGCACCGGCCCCGGATCGACGTCGGCGATGAAGCCGAGGAAGTTCAGCAGGACCTCGGTCTTCATCATCTGCGCCGCCGACAGCAACACCACCTGGCGGCACGGATGGCCGGGGCTGAGCACGTCCATCGGCTCGCGCTGGTAATGCCGGGTTCGCCATTGGCCCCGCTCGGCTGCTGAGCCGCCCGTGAGAACGCGGTTCTCATCCGCCCACTGCGAGACCAGGATGTCTCGCGGTGGCAGCATCGCCGCTGCGCCGACTTCGTGGATAGAGAACGGTTGCATCTTACAGACCCGCGTCCGCCACTGCCTTGCTCACTTTGCGCAGCGCTGCCGAAACCTCGGCGACCAACATTCGATGAATCGCTTTCTCGTCATCCACCGCGGCGAGCATCGGCGACAGGCGATCCGGCATTGCCATCAGACCGTCCTTGACGATTGCGGAGAACGTGGCGGCATACTCGGCCGCACGCGCTGCCGGGATCAGCTTGCCGGCGCGCTCCTCGTATTCCAGTTGCGCCGTTCGCGCGGCGAAGCTTTCTTTCACGGCCCGCGCCCGCAGGTACGCGGTAACCGGATCTCCCGACGCGGCAGGCGACTCATGGATCGGCGGAATCCGATCCGCCGATGGAGCATTCGGCTTATGAACTGTTTGGCCGGCGAATGTGTTCTTCGCCCAATCTTCGTTGGCGCGTTCGGCGTCGATGGTGCCGTCCGGGAGCGTCGTGATGCGCTTACTGGCGATTGCCTTCTGGACGGCGGTCAAGCTGCACCCCCGCATGCGCGCGTAACCCCGAAGAGAGACGCTCATATTTTTCCTGAAGAACTGACTTGCTTTCCGTTCGGACCTGAGTGATGAATCGTGG